GCGTTGGTGGACGCCTCAGAGGCGCTGTAGGCCCCTAATAACTCAGCGTGAGGGGTCAATCCTTGCTTTTCTACTGCCCACGCATTTTCAAACACAGCCAAGGCGGCCCCTTGACCGATTCGGAACCCAAAGTTCTTCGAATCGAAAGCGGATGGCTTTATGCCTTCTTGCTCTTGCTTTTCTGTCAAAACAGCCTTGGCCTCGCCAAAAAACTCTAAAACTGCATTTGTGACGCCATCCTCTACCGTCAACACGATTACCCGGTCAAACTCATAAAACTGCATCAGGTTCTGTACATCCATCATGACTTTTAGGCTAGATGCGCAAGCAGAGGCATCGGTTTGCACCAGATCCATCTCGCCAAAAGATTGAGCCGTCCGGCCAGCGTAGACTTGAGTCAGGCTAAATGGCATGAACTTATAGACATAGGACAAGCGGTTATCGTAATGACGTGGGCCAATTCCAGCAAAATGAGCGTTACCACCAGCCAAAATGAATGCTGTTTTGTTGACAGGATGCTCTCGCAAATACTTACATAACTCTGGGTCTAGGACTTTTTCGGCCAATTTATGAGGGACATAAAAAAGCCCAGATTTCGCTCTAGCGTATGTGTCTGGGAACCAATGTACCTTTTGCGGATATACGACGTCGTCAAATAATTCAACGTCCGTCGTAGAGGCAGTTCGGTAATGGGTTAAATACATCTTCATTTGATTGCCTCGGCAACTTGCTCAAGAGACTCAGGCTCTTTTGTTTTTCTGCCCATCAATAAGTCATATATTTCTTGAACAGTTTTTGGCGCCCATGATTTTGATTCATCATCATCAGGAATTCCGTATATCTCACACATATACATCATCATCACCAGACCATCCAAACTATCAATGCCTAAGTCTTCAAACTTGTCTTCCATGGAAGTAGCCTCGTTACCACCTGTGAAATGCAATGGGCGCGCCACTTTGGCCACCAAGTTAAATAGGTCAATAAAATTTATCATGTTTGCGGTTGCCTTAGGTTGACTGTTAGAACCAAAACCTCTGCCCATTCTTGCCATTTATCAAAAATCGATGGGTCAGGGATTCCTTCATTTACAAACAAGTCTATAGCAATCAAGCCAGTAGCCCAATTTTTCCAGTCGGTTCTTTCGTCAGGGATTTCCAACTGCTGGGTAGCAAACTGCTCACACATTCGTGATGCCCACTCTGGAAACTCCATAAAGCGGGGATCAACAAGGGGTGCGGTGTTAATAGCCACGCACGTCACCATAGTCGCCATCGATGAGGATGCGACCCACTTGATAATTACCACCTTGCACGTTTGAGACGAACTTCACGCGCAACTCACGACGTTGCTCTTTCATGTCGATCTTATTGGTGTCTGGATAAAATGTATATGGCCCAGTCGTTGAATCTGTGGATTGAGCAAAAGGACGACCAGTTATGTAGCAATCCATAGGGCCGTTCTGCACAAAATCAGGCTCTAGGCGCTCAATTCTGAGCCAGCGGTTATCTCCTACCGGAGAAGTTTGAGAAGGGCCGCCAGAGACCCATCCAAGGTCATTGGTCTCAAAATAAGATTCAATCGCTTGTACTGAACCAATTTTGATGGCATCAACGCCAATTTCATGCTGGTATAGAGATACAAACGTCATGGTCGAGTTGACCGTCAAAACAAAGCCAGATCCGCCGGGTAGGGTGGCCGACAAGAAGTCTCCAACCGTATAACCCAAACCACGCAGACTTATCACGCAAACGGTAACCTTGTTGCCGGATACCGTAATGTCAGCATAAGCGCCGGCCCCTGTGCCACCAGTCAAAGGCGTCAGAGGATACGAGCCATTGGTATAGCCAGAGCCTTGGTTGCTGATGGTTACTGCATTAACGCCGCCTGTGCCATTTGGTTCCCATGCGGCATTGACGGGGTAGTGAAATACTTGTGAGAAGTAGCCAGCAGAGCGACGAGCGCCAAGCGCTGTTCCGGCGTCATACCAGCAGTTTTCTCGGATGTTGTAGATGATGGCGTCATTGCACTCAGTTGAAGTTCCTCGTGGATAGAACCACCAGACTTCACCGTAGCGAGGGACTTTGGTCGCATAGACCTTTTCACGTGCCGCATAATTCAAATTATCAAAAAAGTAGTTTTGGTTCATGTTGTTAGGGATTTCCTTAACAACGCCGTTGTAGAGCATGAATCGGTCAACGCCAATCCAGTAATAAATACCGTCATACTCAATCACGCACTGAGATGACATGATAGATGTCTGGCTTGAGATGATGTCATAACGCCAATAGAACGTGTTGGCTACGCCGCCAACTGTTACGGTCGTTGGGGTATAGGAAACACGAATCAAAGAATCCAAAGACCAAAACAAGCCAGATGGAGCGTTAGATCCACCGCGTACTGGTAAACCCTGAACAATCTTGGTGGACGCTACGTTGGTTTCGTTTGAGTCAGCAGAGATCCAATTTTTTGTATCGCCGGCCGCACAATTCTTGATCAAGCCATTGTTGCCATACACAAAAACGTAAGGGTGCAAAACAACCACACCGCCAGATACTTTAATTTGATTGTCAAAGGTCAGCGTAACACTTGTGCCAATTGCGGTCGTTGGTAATGAAATGGTGACGGTTGTACCAACAATTGAAATAACCGTTGTGCCGGCTTGTATTCCGGCGCCAGAGACGGTTTGGCCAGCCCCAATATAGATATTTGAAGTTGGCAAGGTGATTGTTGTGGCCCCACTGGCAAAAGTTCCAACTGCTGTAAAAACACCAATAGGAGACGCGCTGGAGCCTGTTATATCGCCACCCAAAACATAAGTGTTGATGACGTTGTTGATGTCCGCAAGGTTTTGTCCGGGGTGAGCCAGCAAAGTTTCTCGACCTGTTCCGGTTGCATCAAACAACGAATCAAACTGCCACAAGTTACTTACGCTAGGTGTAAACCCTGTAAGAGTCCAATCTACTAAAGACGATCCAACTCCGTTGTTGTCAATAGGAAGGGCTTGTAAGCCATCAGAATAGCCGCTGTAGACGTAACTGAATGCCGCTTGAGGGTTAACGTAGATGCCGCGAGAAGGGCCTGCTAGGTTGTTGATGATCTCGCGATAACCAAGAATCTTACGGGGGCGACCACGCTGAAACCGAACCCAGCGGCCATCGTTGTAGAAGTTCTTGTCAAATGTTGTGCCGTCACGCTGTACGCCCGGCTGGGTATCAAAGGCAAAGACTTTTGCGGTCATTAAAAAGTACCCCCTGAAATACCATTTATAAAGTTACCAATGCCTTGGATTGTCAAACCGGTTGAGGTTAAAGCAAAACGGTTTGTACCCAAAATGGATATATCAAATTCACCTACACCTGAACGCCAGATACCTGTATTGGTCTCGGCCGCAAAGTTAATCGCAGGAGTTGATACCGTGCCGTTAACCAAGTTCAACGATGTCGCACCGGCCTGCACTGTGTTGGCGTTAAAGAAGTTGGTTCCATCGCAAACCAAAGTCGCTTGCTGGCCGGGAGGAATGATGGCTGAGGCTGAACCAGATACACCCGTGGTCACCGTCAATGTGTGGCCGTTGTCTGTGGTTTGGTTTGAAATGACGTAAAGGTTAACGACTTGCGGGTAAACCACAGTGACGTTGGCAGTCAATGAACCCACGTATTCTTGAATGATTGACGCAATCTCGTAGGTTGTCAGGTAGTACGTTCCGGCGGTAACAGGCTTTACCAAAGCGGTAAAAAAAAATACCGAACTAGTTCCGTAGCCCACTGTTACATAGTTTGTACCATCACACATGATGAAGGCAGACTCATTGGGGTTGAATGACTTAGTCGTTAATTGATCAATCGTATTTGAGCCAGAACAATTGATTGTCAGCGTGCCAGACCCGTTGTTTTTGAAGATCGTAAACCAGTTGTTTCCAAGGGTTGATGCCAAAGGCAAATAAGCATCACCTGCACCGCTATTCCATTCAGCCACTTGGGCGCGGTCGCTTGCAGTAAAGGTGTAGCCATTAGAAAACGATTCCACCGGGTGGCTTTGATTGAGAGTAGTGGTAATCGCAACCAGACCCAAACCTGCAAGGGCTGAGGCGTTGGCTGTAGAGGTTGTAGAACCAAAAGCAATGATGCCCCAACCACCGCCTGTGGTGGTGTTGTTTGTCAGGTAGATGTACTGTGATTTCCCAGCATCTACAGTACAGATGACGCTACCGCCGTAGGCTAGAACATTGACTGATGCTCCGCTGGTATTGCGAATGAGTGCATCTTGGCCAACAGACACTTGCGTGGCGTCCGGCATCGAAAGAGTCCACGATGCGTTTTGGTAGACGTCCATGATCCGCGCCGCAGGGTTCTGCAACCCATTGGTGTTGGACGGCCACTGCAACTGGAGGTTGGCTGTGAGGTTGTAATTGGCATAACTGACGTCTGTTGGTTGAATGACGTCGCCAGTAAATGGGCTGGTATAACTCATGTGTCAAGTACCGTTGCTTGGCGATCACCGATACGTTGAGTGTTTTCAGCCTTCAGCGTATTGATGATGTTGTTGTATTGAGCCTGCCACATTGGGACACGGTCGTCGTTTTTGAGGTAGGGCATAGCCTGCAACAGAGAGCCGTATAACAGCGCCTGAGGGGCATATATCGTGAACCAGTTGGTTTGGTTTGTGGTATCTAAAGGCTGAACACGCTCATAGTAGATCACCTCAAACGCATAGTTTTGGGCCGGTGTTGGGGCAACCAGCCAGTTGTTGTAGTCGTAATCTGCGTAGTAGAGGGGTACATCGGTCGCTGAGGCGTCCGGAGCATAAGAGCGAAGGTATTCGTAGGTTCTGAGCAATACGGGCTGTTTGGAGCCGCTTAAAGTCACGTTCATAGACGTGGTTTTGTGCCATCTTGCCGGTTTTGGAATCACCGCATTGTTGGCGGTCATGGTGCTTTCTGCTACCGTCAAGTTACCCAAGAACTTGATTTCGGAGGCAATACACTGCTCCGCAAGCATGATGAAGGTGGGGATGTATTGGATAGTGGTGGCGTCTGTGCGCTCCAGATAAATCTGAATATTGTTGACTAAAGAGTCATAAGTCATCACAACGGCTGTAGTCATCACAAAATCCTTTTTCTATCTCATCATTTTAGTTTGCTACACCCTTTTAGTCTACTAAGCAATAGCGTTTCCAGCCTTTAATTGCGCTATCGTTAAGCCGCCTGTGTACTGAAAATGGGCCAATTCTTTGAATGAATGCCATTCTCCGGCCCATTCAAGCCCGGCTTGCTTGCCTAAAGCACCTACCTTAGCCCATATGGGGTCAGAACCATCCCACTCTGGCTTTCCGTTGACCAAAGGCACAACATCCACTGCGCAACGATAATTATGAAAAGACTCACCAGCGTGAGCGTTCGTAACAATCTTTCCTTCTGTCGTGCGTCCTTGGTTATAGAGCGCAGTCTGCGACTCCATATCTCGATAAGTAGACGTAACCAGTAAATCAATGCCATTCTCCTTGCAAAGGGCAATGAACTTCTCAACGCGCTCTTTTGCTTGAGGAATCAAATCATCAAGACTTCTTGAGTTAATCATTGGTCAGTTCCTATTTTTATGCCTGTGATCAATCCAATAAAACCACCAATAATGGTTTGAAAAGCAGGCCCTACTATTTCAAACAATTTGTTGTTATCAACTTTGGGATCAAAAAACCCAAACATAAAAACGCCCACCATTGATAAAACAGTAACGCATAAAGAAAATGAAGCAATTAAAGTTACTACCGTGGCTAATTTATCTTTATTCATTTTGTTGGTGAAGAATTAAAAAGCATCTGATCCTTCTTCTGGCTACCAGCAGAAGAACCAAAGTAAAAAGCAATGATTCCTGTCCAAGCAGTGCCTAATGAGCCAAGCATAATCATTAAGGGCGTGTTTCCAGTATCAGCAGGACGCACCATAAGATAAGCCAAAATACCAAAAAACCCAGCAGTGACGAGGATACTAAGCAAAGGAGGAATAAGGCTCTGAGTAGTGGTTTGCATCTCTCTAGCACTCTTACGATCATCCACCGCCAATTGTTCAAAATTTAATCCAAGAGCCTGAGCCTGCTTTTGCAACTCGATTTCAGCAACTTTGACCTGAGCGATCTGGTCTGCATTCATCTTGCCGTCGTCCATCAATTGTTTTGCATCATCAGTGGAAACACCTAGAGCCTTTGAAACAGCCTCAACGGCAAGTCCAGCCAAAGGCCCGCCAAGGGCTGTAGCAATTGTCGGAGCAACTTGTTCTAACCAACTCATTTACTTACTCTCCAAATGATATTTGCTTGACTGATAATCATTGTGAACCCAATACATCAAACCAATAAACTCAACGACCCAAATGAAAACCGCAACCAACACAAGAACTCGAACCTGATACTTCTCAATAAGTTGTCGCCTTTTATAAGACGCCAACCTAGCGGCTTTTTTGCCTCTTGCTCTGCGGCCTCCCGCTCCTTCCTGAGCCTTGCTCTCTCTACCTCAAACTCACTCCAAATTCCGCCCCAGCCCGGAGTCTGATAAATCAAAAACTCACGCAATTCTCTTTCCTGCTCTTGCAATTGACGAACACGAATGATGTTGTCAAAAGCAACTTTATTAAGGCTGTAACCCTTAGGCGGAGGCTTTTTCTTCGCCTCTTCAGTCGCTATTTCAAGACTTTCTTTAGCCTCAAGAAAAGAACTTATATGTTCTGTTACATCCGCTGTGATTTCACTAACATCAGCCGCAACGGATTTTGCCTCTTTGTAAAGATCAACACACTTACGAACCCCGGCAATTGCGGCCTGAGCCATTGCAAAAGCCGAGATGGGGTCAATCATTACAAGCCAAAAATCTTTTTGATGAATTCAGCGGCAACGCCCGGGCCAAGCAACACAGCAATAATTAACCCATACAAGAGGTATTCAATTTTGGCCATGCGCTTAGATCCATCGTCAAATCTGCCTTCTACGCGCTCAAAAGAGTCTTCAATCTTTCTATAGCGTTCCGCACAGACTGCCTCATGAACTGAGAGTCTAGTTTCCACTGATTGCTCCATTTATCAATCGAAGCCTCTTAACGTCTTTGCTAGACGGGCGCGTTTACCCTCTATGCCGGGTTTCTTGGCCGCCGCATTGAGTTTCTTGGCGGGAATCTTTTTGTCGGCCGGGACACCCAACTCTTTATGAAGAGAACCGGGATTCTTAATGGCTTTCTGAATCCATTTTTCAGCCATTTTGTGCCTCTGTAGGTTGTGGTTGGCTCTTAGCCTCTGCTTGCAAACCCTCTACCAATTGAAATACTTCTTGGTATGGACGAGTGCCTAGATAGCCAATGACTGCATTGAGAAGTTGTGCCGAGATTTGTAGTTTTTCCATGATTTCCTCTTATGGTTTTGGGTATTTAGCCTTAACTGCTTGGCAGTCGGCTATGTATTTGTTAATCTGTGCTTGGTCACCTTTGGCTATGCCATCCAAGTAGTCAGTCATAGGAGGATATTCCGCTTGGCGTTTGGCTATGTAAGCATGAACGTCAATGTAGGCTTGGACTGCCGCCTCGTCATAAGCAACTGCGTTGCCCTCTGCATCAAAAGCATTATCACCATTGATGGAAACAACATTAGTATGTGTTTCATATATTGCTCTATGTTTGTTCATGCCGCAATCTCCATGAGTGTCATACTTGATGTTCCACCAGCCTGTTGTAAATATGCTCTACCAGTAGTTACTGCATATTGAGTTTTGTAAGTAGTGGCTGAAGTGGTTGCGGGGGAATCTAAATAAGTCAAACCAATACCTCCAAAATTTTGAGTATCGCCTGTTCCATTCGCACCACCATACTGTTCCAAATATGACAAGAATGTGCTTCCTCTTAGTAACTGAGTAAGTGCTTGCCCGTTACCGCCTTCTTTGTCGCATCCGTTATGGTTAACAATAACTAAAATCTTGCTTGTTGCAGAAGTTGGTGTAATAGTCGCAGATAAATTTGTATCCGAATAACTTGCGGAAGTTGTACTTTGAGCGCCAGAAGTTAATGCATTAACCACCTGCAACACAGAGCCAGTTGGCAGTGCGCTCTTTGGAATTGATTGTGATGCGTTGGTCAATGAACTAACCCAGCCAGAGGCTGTGTACATATCAAACAGACCAGTAGTGGTGTTGTACCCCATCTGACCCACAACAGGGCTTGCAGGTCGTCCTGCCGTAGTCCACGACGGGAAAGTCTCGCCAAGTGTTCCGTCTAAAATTATCGCCATGAACTATTCTCCCTATTAAGCGGCTTGTGTTTCTAATTCAACCCAAGCAGTTGTAGCCTCATCCCACTTGTATGACTTGCCATCAGTAGGCATTGCAACTGGTGCATTCCACAAGCAAGAATTGTCATCAAGAGTCCAAGATGCGAATGGCTTAGGTGGGATGAACGCATCACGAGTGCGGTCGTAGGTAAAGCCGATACCAGCGTAGTTCTTACGCATTGGAGTACCGCCAGTAGCGTGGACGCCACCGTGAGTGTTGTATGAGGTCTGAATCCACTCACCGGGGCTTGAGTCCACGAATGTTTGGAAGAATTCAGGTTCAGCGACGATGACTTGAGAAACCTTGCCGTCGACTACTTTTGCGAAATGTGCCATGTTGATTGCTCCTTGAAAAGATTAGAAAGTGATTGAACCAGAAGAGGTAAAGGTGTAATAACGATAACCACCAGAAGTTGTAATCGCTGGAGAACCAGTTGTTGAGGCCGCGGAAGCATAAGTATCCGAATAACGAATAATGACAACGCCAGAACCACCAGCGCCACCAGTTCCGCTAGAACTTCCTCCCCCACCGCCACCGCCAGTATTTACAGTTCCTGCTGTGCCGCTACCAGCACCTGAACTTACTGACCCAGCACCACCGCCTCCAGCGCCACCTGTGCCGCCTGAACCGCTACCGCCATATACAGCGCCACCACCACCACCTGCGTAATAAGTTCCAAGGCTATTCCAATTTGTACCAGCACCACCATTACCTGCGGCATTGCTACCAGTAGCATTAGAACCAACTGCACTTGAGCCACCGCCTCCACCAGCAGGGTATGGAGAACCAGTATATGTAGAATTACCTCCGCCAGCATAACCCTCAACAGGAGAGTAACTTCCAGAATTTCCAGCCGCACCACTTGATGGGCTACTTGATGCACCACCACCGCCTCCAGAACCTCCAGTTGTAGCATTATTGGCTGTGTCAGTACCGCCTTTACCACCTCCAGAAGCATTGATTGTGGAGAATGTTGATGTGCTTCCTGCTGTGCCTCCACCTGAATTTGACGCACCACCAGTTCCACCAGCACCAATTGTGATTGAGTATGTCGTTCCTGATACAACAGCAAATCCAGTTGCTGTTCTATAACCACCAGCACCAGCACCACCAGAAGCCGCGCCTCCACCACCAGCAACGACCAAATACTCAACTGATGATGGTGCAGTTGCCCCAACTACAGTCCAAGCAGTACCATTGTAATACTCTAAAGAATTTGATGTTGTGTTATAGCGAATCATGCCAGCCACGGCACTTGAAGGGCGCTGTGCAGTTGTGCCTTTAGGAAAGGTCAAAGCACCCGTCACATTCTGCATGGTGACCACTTGGCTAATTGCTTGAAGTTCAAGCGTACCGCTATTGTCAGCAGTTGATGTTATCCCTGTTACGCCAGAGATAGAGCCATTGTCTGCTTTGATGATTGATGTCATGTTCTTTTCCTTTTAAGCAATGTATGTGCCACTAGAGGTGAAGGTGTGGATTGTGTAACCGCCTGAAGAAGTCACTGTTCCGCCTGTACCTCGTTGAGAGCCAAGGTAGCGAAGAATTACAACACCAGAACCACCTGTTCCGCCAACTCCTGCACCAGTTTGACCCATACTACCGCCACCACCGCCAGTATTTGCAGTTCCGTTTGTACCGTTTGTTGTGGCTGAACCAGCGCCTCCGCCCCCAGTGCCTCCAGAACTATCGCTACCTCCGCGAACACCACCTCCACCACCACCTGCGCGATAAGTTGCCGAACCGTTGATAGAAGAAGAAACACCTATGCCACCATTACCACCTTGTGTATTGCTTGGAGAAACTAAACCAGCCGCGCCAGCGCCGCCACCACC